TCAAGTATGCTTGTTCCAATCATTTTCATTGCTTCTGTCTTGCCTTGCTTAAATGACCCCCAGTCAAATGGGTCACCATCTTCTACCGCAAATGCGATATCAATTAATTCTTCTAATGTTACTTTAGCCATCCTATCTTTTCTCCACTATTGATTCTTCGTTGATGTTCTTGAACACTGCCAGGAAACCGCCAAGCCCAAACAGCAACAATGGCCATGAACACAGCAGTACTGATAACGCCAATTGGTTTAACTCCTGTGAAGAACATTATGATTAAACTAGAGCCCATCATAGCCAGCATAAAATATTTCATCTTAGTCGGAAACACACGCTTGGTGTTCCAATTGGTTAAGAATGGTCCAAACAGTTTGTGATTGTAGATCCAGCGATGCATACGTTCACTGCCCTTACTGAAACAGTAAGCGGCAAATACTACGAATATACTATAAGGGACTCCGGGAGTGATTATACCAACATAGGCCATTCCTAAACTTAGGAAGCCAAGGCAGTTCCAAAATAATTTTTTCATTAAACTACCTTGACGCTGGATCCTGCACTGCCGGAATATGTCACTGCTCTGTCGTATTCTGCAGGCACAGTCCATGCTCGTGATACTGATATGATTGGCATGCCGCCCGCTTTGAATCCTACTTCTGTGAGATTGTCTGATTGGTTTCCGCCTGCGATCAGCACAGTACCGTTTGATGGATTGTATCCTCTAAAGAATCCAATATGTCCACCACCAGCACGACTGAATACCACGATATCATTCAAGCGCCACTTGCTTCGGTCATCTAATGGTATTCTAGTGCCAAATCCATTATAGGCCAAACTGCTTAGAGTTTTAAGACTCTGCACTCCAGATACTTTTAACACTGATCCAGCAAATCCTGCACACCAAGGTGTTGAATCTGAATTAATATTAAATCCCACTGCCTTATAACAGCTGATGATATATTGATTACTGCCAGTTTCTTTCCAGCGACCTGCTCTAGCATCAGATAATGCTGTATCTATATTTTTTGACAACACAGCAAATACAGCATTGGGATCTGCATTGGGATCTAGTTTAGCAGGAAATCCTCCTGCTGTGCTGTATGCTCCTGGATTAGCTTCTGGAGTGACTCGTTGCAAAGGTCCTTCCTGTGGCACTTCACCTACCCCTGTCAGCCCAACTTCAGCCTCAGCAGTACTAGTAGCTAGAGCACCACTAGTAGCCACTGCCCCAGACTGTGTAACTGATAGTGAAACCTGTACGGCTTCTGGCGCAGCGATAGCTGGACTAGGACTTGCTTCTTCCCATAGTGCGATTAATTTTTTATTTGCGTAGACATCATTGGCACGCCATACATCAAGTATTGGTGGTCCTAGTCCGGTTCTATATGGCATATTCTAATCCTAGGCTAATTTAATGCCTGTGGTGCTTTGTATGAATTGATCAGCAAATGCTTTGTCTGTAGCTTCTGCAACTGTTACAGTGATTTTAGATAGTTTTACTTCTTTTTCTGGGTTTACTGTGAATAGATAAGGCATTAGGCCAGGACCTCTTTCACCCATACCGATCACCATTGGTCGTGACAGTTTGTAATGACTATCTGTTTCTGCAGCCAACTTGGCTACGATTTCTTCACCTGAAGTAAGTTTTAAAGTAATTACTTCGCCTACTGTAACACCTTTATCAATTAGCATTTTCTAACCTTTTCTTTAATTCTTGAAATCCACCTATTAATTCTCCATCGAGAAAAATCTGTGGTACTGTTCTTGCTGTGGGCACTGCTTCTAATAAATCTTCTCGAGTAAACCCATACCCTACTTTTTTTTCTTCAAACTCAATACCTTTGATTTTGAGTAGACTTTTAGCCTGCTCGCAATAAGGACACATGTCCTTGCTCCATACTACTGCTTTCATATCGTTATCCCGAATAAACAATCCCACCTTTCTTATCTGTAACCCGCACTAGCAATGCTCCTTGATTCTTTTTAGCCAATGCGGCACTGATAGCTGCTGCTTCTGTACCATAGCTGCCTAGTGTAGTCCACGATTCGTAGGGTGAGTTTCTTTTAAATTGTGCTTTGTACATGTTTATTATATAGCCGGAAGGGCATCATAGTCAATATTTTCGCTCATAACTCCAATAACGTAGTTAGTGCTTTCGTTTTCTTGTAGAGCTGTTTGTTTTTTGCTGGTATCTGAATGCTTGTTAAACCAAGGAATAGGAGTTACTTTAGGCGCTGGGTTAGTATATTTGATACCAATTTCTTTCAGTGCGGTGACCGCGGTATAATCCACAAAATCTTTGAGAATGTTAGCATTCAAACCGATCACAGGCCCTTTTTGGAATAGATAATCAGCCCAGGCTTTTTCTTCACGTATAACATCTAGATACATCTGATAAACTTCTGCTTCACATTCCACTTTGGCTTTGGCAAATCGTTCATCTTCTTTGACCACTTGATTGATCAAATAAGCAGTCCAACCTTTGTGTAGCAGTTCGTCTTGCAGGATTAGACTGATGATGTTACCGTTACCGATAAAGATCTTGTTCTCTACCATCGCAAGACTTGTTGCAAATGAAACCATAAAGCGGAATGCTTCTAGAGCATAGCTGGCATTTAATGCTAGCCAGATCGCTTTAATATGTTCTTGCTCTGGAAATTTTTCTAGCATTTCTTTACGGCAATTGATCATGTGTAATCGATCATAGTATAATCCTACACTCGATGCCATATCTACAATTTCCTTGGTATCGTGAATCGTGGCGAACACATCTTTAGGAACATTATATATATTGCGAATGATATGACTATATGAACGACTGTGAATGTTGGTTTCAAAGAATGTCCAGTTGTAGACCAATGCTTCTAGTTCTGGTAGACTCACAACCGGAGTAAAGATTTGACTTGGGCCGCGACCTTGCAAACTATCCAATGCTGTTTGTCTTAGTAGGTTGCTGGTAAAGATATGTTTCACAGCGTCGCTGGCTTCTTTAAAGTCATTGGCGTCTTTGCTTAGACTGATTTCTTCTGGGACCCAAAAGAAACCACGTGCTGTTGTTTCAAAGTCTGCGATCTTTTTATATTTTACTTCTTCAAATCGTTGTATAGTTACAGGACCTGCTGGGTCGAGAAACATCTTGCGATTGAGATAATCTGTTTTAGTAGTTAGGTTATATTGCGCTTGACTCATAGTTTACATGCCTCACAATCTTCGTCAATAGATGTTTCCACTTCACGCTCATTATGGAAACCGTTATAGTGTACTTCTGGTGTCGATTCCTCCACAGCCTTTGAACCTGCTTTATTGATCAAACTGTAATAGAATGTTTTAATACCCCATAGCTGTGCCTGCATGAGATTTTTAATGATCAATGTGGTTGGCACTTTGCGATCTGCAAAGTGTGCCGGATTGTAGAATGTATTAGTTGAAATACTTTGATCCACATAGGCTGCCAACACTGCTGCGGTTTTGAGATAACCATCGCAGTCCTTCTGTTCCCACATCAATTGATATTTGTTTTTGAGTCTATGATATTCTGGTACTACCTGTATGAACGATCCTGCTTTGGATTCTTTGACAGTGATTAGGCTCATAGGCATTTCAATACCATTGGTTGAATCAATGACCACCGAACTAGACTCAACCGGAGCAATAGCCATTAGTGTAGCATTTCTAACTCCGTATTGTTTCATGTCAGTGCGTAGTGTTTCCCAATCTAGTTCTGGTGCAAAGTCTGCTAGTTCATTAACACCTTTAGCACGTAGCTCCCACGGAAATGTTCCCTGACCGTATCGTGTGTATGTGCTATCTAAACAAGGTCCACGCTCTCTAGCAAGTTCAACAGTTGCTTCTGTTAGATAGAACGCTTGATGCTCCATCCATGATTTAACTTCTTGCAGTGATTCTTTCTCACCATACTTATGTCCACGCTTGGCGTGCCAATAGGCTAGATTGGTGACGCCAATACCCAATGGCTGAATCTCATCATTACTAAGTTTACTTTGAATACTCAAGAAGTCTTGATAGTCTAAAATATTACATAGACTACGTTGCAGAATTCGACATGCTCTACGCATGTCTTCTGGGTTACGGAACGATCCCCAGTTGATAGATCCCAGGGTACATAACGCTATGCGTCCAGCCTCGTCGTCTAATCTCTTAAATGGACGGGTTGGTAATAGGATCTCACAGCATAAGTTACTTTGATAGATGGTATGATATTCAGGATCAAAAGGTCCTTGATTCATCACATTATCAATAAACACCAAGTAGATGCGACCAGTGTCTGTGCGTTCTTTTAGAATGCCTGATTTGAATACTTCTTCAGCACTCATTGTTTTTTTACGTAGATCTTTGCGTTTTTCATACTTGACATACAGTTCTTCAAACTGTGCTGTGTTCTTATAGAACGCTTCGTATAGATCAGGCACTTCGTTGGGATCAAAGAATGTTATATGTTCTTTGTTTTTAAATCTTCTCCAGAAGAAAGTAGATAGTACTACACCGTAGTCCATGTGTCTCACTCGAGTTTCTTCTGTGCCTTGATTATTCTTTAATACAATTAAATCATCAAACTGATGATGCCATATAGGATAGAATACAGTAGCTGATGCATTACGAATACCGCCTTGCGAGCATGAACGCAGATCGCCAAACCATTTCTTTAAGAATGGTATCATGCCTGTGTGCATGATCTCACCACCTCTGATGGGACTACCAAGCGGTCTTAGACGACCAACCTCCAAGCCAATGCCTGCACGTTTGCTGGCATACTTAGCCATCATTTCTCCCGAGGCGAAAATGCTATCCAAGTCATCGTCAGCACGGATAAGCACGCAACTACTGAATTGCTTGGTAGGAGTTCCCAGACCAGCAAGAAC